ATGGCATCCTGCGCCTGACCGAAGACGCCAAGCTCAAGCCCGGCGTGAAGCGCATCCTGGCGATGTTCGATCAAATCAACGGGGCGGCCTTGGACGCTGAAGCGCGACGGCTGGCCGATGGCGGGCCGACCACGGTCAGCAGCATGGACGTTCCCGCCGGATTCCAGCGGACCGTGATCCGCGAAGCATTGAGCGATTTGAATATCCTGGAGTTGGTGCAGATGCTCACCGATCCAGGCGCTCAAGCAACGACGCAGATTCCGTATGAGATGCGCAAAACCGGCGTCATTCCTAATAACGGCATTGTGTACGAAGGACAGCCGATTCCCCGCGCCAGCATCGAACAGCGCATGACGATGGCTTATGTCAACGCCATGAAATTGGCGATGAAGGTGAGCAACGAAGTCATGCACTTCAGCCGGGCGGCCATGATCGACTGGGACGCCTACGGACGCAACGCGGAAAGCAATGCCCGCGTTGTCCGCGAAATGGTGTGCATGCGCATCGCCAACGAGCTGCAACGCAGCGCCGACGCCTTTGAAGCCACGGCGATCACCGGCGAATCGTTGATCAGTCAGATGGATGGCAGCACCTCGCTGATCAAGACCACGTATTACCCCATCGTTCGCCCAATGCAATATTCCGATCTGGAAGGCAACACGATTGGTTCTGTCGAGAATCCCATTGCCATTTCGGTCAATGGTACGGCCTATAGCGAATACGACGGCACGGGAACGCAAAGCGCGGGCACGTATTGGAAAGTCGAAAACTACAACCTGGGATTGATTCGCCTGGTGGATGAAGCGGGCGATCCGGTCACACCAACGTATTCGTCGGGAACGACCACCATTGGGTACAGCCGAGCGACCAATGTCGCGCTGTTCGATTTGAAATTGCCCGCCAGCACGGTCTTGGAAGACCACCTGAACAGTGCTTTGCAAGCGATTGGGGCGCGCAAAGCCTACCTTCGCGCCAAACGCTTCATTCAGGCGGATTTCCAACTGATGAGCCCCACGCTGAACGACATCCTGACCAATGCCCGGCAATTTGCCGCCGAGGCGATGCGGGCAGGATCGAGCCTGACCGGTTCCGGCGATCTAGCGACGATCAAGGGCATTCCCGCCTATGGCACGGATGCGCCGGGCATCGATCTGGGCGATGAACGCATCCTGATGGGGCAACGCAACACTTTGAGCTATGTGGTTGCCAAGCCCTTCATGATCGGTCTTCCGGTGGAGGTGCGGAGTAGCACAGGGTACATGACGGCGGAAAAAGAAGCCTACGGCGAGGAATACAACGCCATTCACGTGCCCAGTCCGATCCGCAACCGGTTGACCAGCATCGTCATGTACGACAGCGACGCCCGCACGGCGGCGGCGTAAGCGGCCCCGGCCATGCTGGACTACACCGGACTGTTCGACGCCCACCAGGCGCAACTGGGCAAGGCCGCTGGCCGTTTTGCGACCCCGGCAGATGACTTTGCCCGGCATCTGCGCGGCGCGGCGCGGCGCATCGATACCCGCTGGCCCCGGATGCAACGGGGCACGCTGGCGTTGACCGCGGGTGTGGCGCAATACCCCGCACCGGCGGACTGTTCGGCGGTCATCCGCCATGATTGGGGGCGGTTCCATCCAGACGCGCCCTGGGACGAAACCGGCCCCGGCGTGCGGCCCTTGATGCAACGGATCGATGACAGCGGAACCCCCATGCTCTGGATCACCCCTGCGCCGCGCCCGGTGCAACTCCAGTGCTGGGGTTCGGATCTGATTTACTGGTATTACACGCCACACCTGATCACTGATATCCAGGTGACGGTGGACGAACAGCACCGCGCCAAGGTACTGCTAGCGGCCTTGATCGAAGCATTGCGCGAACTGTCCACGGAAACCGCTGTGGTGCAGCTCCAGCGGGGATTGGCAGGCATTCCCACGGCAGGCACCCCGGCCTATCTGTACGAGGTCGCCCTGCGGGAATGGGACGCAGGCGGATGATCCGTATCACGCTCTCCGGCAACGCGCAACGCGCCCTGGAACAAATGCCCGAAGAACTGACCTGGGCGCTGGAGCGGGTCATTAGCCGCACCGCGCAAGAAGGCGCGGTGTTCATGAAGCAGGAGCTGGCGCGCCAGAATCTCGCGGCTACGTCGTTGCTGATCAACAGCGTAGCCGCCGAGGCGGTGGAACCGTTGTCTTGGCGGTTCGGGCCGCATGTCGAACACGGTTGGTATGTCTATCAAGGCCGTCAGCCCGGCGGGCGGATGCCGCCGATTCAGGCGATTCGCGACTGGGTACAGACCAAACGGCTGGGCGATGATCGCATCGCCTGGGCGATTGCCCGGAAAATCCAACGGGATGGCACGCCACCCCGCGACTACGTCACGCCGACACAAGCCTTTACTGAGCAACGGCTGCACACCTTGGCGGAGGAAGCCGTGCGCACCGCAACCGGAGCGGCCTGAGATGTGGGCCACCCTGATTCAAATCATCGCCGCCGGGCTGCAATCGGACCTGCCCGGTGTGATCGTCACCACCTACGCCGATGCGCGGATTCCCGACGAGGATACCGTGCGGGTGTTACGCAGCAACAGCCCGGAACGCCCATTGTTCGCGCAACTGTCCGGCAGTGAGAATCTGGCGCTGGAATGCTGGACGCGCAACGAAGACCCGGCGCTGGCCAATCAACAACTGCAAGCGTTGGAAAACAACGTGATCGCCGCCCTGCGCAACCTGCCGCGCGTCGATCCAATCGTCAACATCACCCTCACCGGCATTGACCCCGACGGCGATCTGTTTCGCCCGAATCTGGGCAGCCGGATTCGTCTCTCCATCACCTGGCGCACGTTGCGCACATAGGGGAACACCATGACTGCTACCGCTGATGCCCGCCTTGCGCAAAACCTGGACGGGATGTTCTTTGAAGGGGATGTTCTCATTCGCGCGAAAGATGCGGCCGGGAACTGGGGAAAGATTATTGGGCCGATTTCGCCGGTCAAGCTGGCGCTGAATCCCGGCAGTTCGACCACCATTAGCCGCAAGCTGCGCCTGCGCGGGCAATGGGGCCAGGTGGCCAACACGGTCGCCAGTGAGGCCGCCGAACCGACCGTCGCGTTCGAGACCGACGACGCGGGTTCTGAGTTGATTCTGCTGGCGATGCGCGCCACCTCGGAGGCGGTCAGCGAGACCGGAGGCAGTGTGACCGATGGCGTGACCGCCGTCCCGTTCCTCGGGTCCTGGCTGCAACTCCCCCACCGGAATATCGCTGTCACCGGGTTCAGCGGAAAACACGCCAACGATTCGGCGCTGACCGCTGGCACGGACTACGTGTTGCAGGACATTTGGACGCAATACGGCCTGATTTGGATTCCAGATACCAGCTCGATTGCAGCGGATGAAGCCTGCAAATGGACTTATACCTACGGCACCGTGACCGGCACCAAGATTACCGGCAACGCACTCTCGCAGGTGTCGCTCAAGCTGGAAATGTTCGGCACCAACCGGACGGATTCCAGCGCCATGCATTTGAAGGTGCATGAAATCGTGGTCAGCGAAGGCGCGGACTTGGACTTTGCCGCCACCGAATTCTTCAAGCCGAATTTCAGCGGCAAGATGGTCACACCGGTGGGCGAAGCCGGGCCGTACTTCATGGAACCGCTGGCCTTCGCCTAAGCCATGCCTTTCCTGGGCAGCCTGACCCTGCCGGATGATCCGGTCTGGATCGACGAGTTCGATACATCGCCGGTCGTGCAAGCGATCGAGCGCTCGCTGACGGGAGCGTTGATTATCGAAGAGGCGACCACAACGAAGGGGCGGAATATCACCCTGGACGTGGCCTGGCTGACCCGTGCCGAGCTGCTGGCGCTGAAGGCGCTGGCGGACGTGCCGGATACCGATTACAGCCTGACGATTTTGCAAGGGAGCTTCACTGTCCGGTTCCGCCGACCGCCGTATGAGGTGAAACCGATTCGCGGATTGGCCGACCCGGACAGCACGGACGTGTATCAAGTCACCGTCAATTTGATGACGGTGTAAACCGTACCTGATTGAAGAGACCTATTCATGGCTACTGACCGGAATCTGATCCTGCAACTGTTGATCACGGCGCAAAACCAAGCGTCTCAAGAACTGGAACAGCTCCGCGAACGCTTGAACGATGTCGGGGACGGTGCGGACAGCGCCGGTCAGCGCACCCGGATTCTCCAGGACGCCTTAGGTGAACTGGTGACCAAAGTAGGCGCAGCGGTGGCCTTTGGCGCGTTGGCGCAGCAGTTCGTTGAAGCCAATCGCGAAGCCGACAAGCTGGCCAAGCAATTCCGCGCCATGACCGGCGATACTGAAGCCGCCGCGCACGAAATTGAATTCCTGCGCACGGTCGCGGATCGTTGGGGCACCACGGTGGGGGACATCGCCCCGGCCTATCTGCGCCTGGCTGCATCGGTTAAGGGCACGACAGCGGAGGGCGAACCGGCGCGAAAGATGATCGACGATTTGACGGCGGCCTATATCAACGCCGGGCAAAGCGTCGAGGACATGGAAGAGGTCATGGAGATCATGGGCGAGGCATTCGCCGAGGGCCGCGTATCGATTGACGACCTCCGGGAAGGGATGCAAGAGGACATGCCGCCTGCGATCCAGGCAGCGACCACGGCGATCCTAGAAAACAATGCCGCGCTTCAGAAGATGCTGGAATCCGGCGATGCGGCCACCGATGAGTTCATGCCCGCCTTTGCGGCGGCCCTGCGGGAGCATATCGGCGGGTCCGCGACAACCATTGATACCGTTGATGCCGCGTTTTCGCGACTGACCGCACGCACCAAAGACCTTTTCGTAAAAATCGACGATGTCATCCCATTAATGTCGTTGTATGACGGTACGCTCAAGAGCGTGGCCAGTGCAGGCACCGCCGTGGTGAATGTCGTCGATCTGTTAGTTGACGGCTTGGCCCTGGTGGGCAATACCGTCGGCGCGGCAGCGGGGGCGTTGGTGACCGGTGGCGATGCCTTGGAAGCGGTGGGCGAGCAGGCCCGGCTATCGGGCGAATCGATGGCAGCCACGGTGACTCACATGGCGGGACTCAAAACCGCCACGGAAGAAGCCGCCGAGCGCCAGAAACAGATGCAGGCGGAATTGCAAGCCGTTGCGGATGCGGCAGACCCCTACGCGGCGGCGTTGCGCACCGTGACCCAGGATCTGGCGGATGCACAAACCGCGTTTGAACAGACCGGCGACGCGGCTGCCCTGACGGCAACGGCGCTGGAAACCTTTCTCAAGATCCCCGAGAAACGCATCAATAGCGAGGGCGTGCTGGCCCTGGCTGCGGCTTTGAAAGTGGTCGGCGATCAGGCAGAAGACAGCAGCCAGACGATCAGCAATACCCTGGGGCAAGAGCTGGCAAAACTGACGGACGACCAATTGACGCGCCTGGAAGCGCAAGCCCGCGATGCCCTGGCCGCCGCCAGCGATGGCAGCGAAGAGGGACGGAAAGCCTTTGCCGAACTGGGGCAAATCATCGAAGGAGTGGTGCTGGCCCGGCTGGCCCGGCTGGGCGTGGATGGCCCCGAGGCGCTTACTGGTATCTCGACCGCTGCGAATGCAGTCATTCATGATTTTGAGGCGGTGGCGCAATCCGGCGTATTGAGTGCGGACGGGATCAAAGCCGCGTTCGATGGCGCGTTGGCCCACCTGGATAACCCAAAGGAATTGGAGGCATTCAAGCAAAGTATTCTGACATTAGGCGCGACCGGGAAAATGACCGGTGAACAAGTTGAGCGTGCCTTGCTGCTGATCCGCCAACGCCTGCAAGAAACCGCTTCCGATCCGGCGTTTGCTGCGCTTGAACAAGCATTAGCGCGGCTCCGTGGAGAAACAGAACGAGGTATTGAAACTGGCAACAAAGAACAAGAATCTTTACAAGGCCGGATTCAGGCAGCGATTGAATTGGCGAAAGCAAGGGGGGATGAAGCGGAAGCGGCCCGGCTAGCAGCATTGGCTTCGCAAGATGAAATACAACGGTCTGAACGGCGTATTCAGCAGTTGCAGCGCCAACAAAAAGAAATTGATCGCCATATCCAGCAGCTCTATGCGCAAGCAAATGCCGATGGCGTATATACCGATGCTGAACGCGAAACAATCGCCGCGTTGCAGGACAAATCAGCGGCGGTAGGCCGGGAAATTGCGCAGATTAAAGACAAACTCCCTTTGATGCAGCGTGAGGCCGACCAAGTCCGGCGCATGGCAGGCCCTCTTGGCGAATTGACCCGGCTGTATCAAGACCAGACCCGCGAACTAGAGCGCGAAATCAACGCCATCGAATCCAGCTACGCCGCCCGGATTGCCGAACAGCGAAGTATCGAACAGGTCGCCCTCGCCAAGGGTGACGAAGCCGAAGCCAGCCGGGCTGCGGTTGCGCAACGGGAACTTGAAGCGGATCTTGCCGAACAGCAGGCCGCGCTGGCGCAACAAGAAGCCGATCAGGCACAAAAAAACCTGGAGTTGAAAACCCTTGAGCTGCTCGCTGATGGTGAACTCAGCGAAGCGGATCAACAGCAGCTTGCCGATTTGCAAGCTCTCGCCGAAGGCAAACAGGCCGCTGCCGACGCTTCAAGCATCCACGCCGCCGGAATGCGCGGCGAAGCCGACGCCGCCGGTGGCGCGTCCTCAGTGTTCGACGAATGGAAAGATAACATCAAGATTTTCGGCGATTACGCAGCGGACGCGGCGGAACGTCTCAAGCGCATGAACAAAGCGGCAGAAGAGGCTGCCAAACAACGCGCCGCCGAACTTAAAGCCCAAGGCTCTTGGGTCAGCTCAATCATTAATGGCTGGACACAACGCCTCGGCGATCTCTCCGAAGCCTCCGAGGAAACCTTCCGTAAGGTCGCGCTGGATGCGGACGCCACGCGCAAATCGATTGCCGGAGCCACCGACGCCACCAACCTGATGCGCATCGCCACCATGAACCTTGCGGCGGGTGGAATTATCCGCTGGGCAAATGAACTCGCGATTCAAGCGTTGAAAATCGAGCTGTCATTTAAGGGTCAAGCCCAGTCAGCCGACCGGTTGTCGGAATCACTGGAAAAGATGGCCGATGAGGGCGGCGTCACAGCAGGCGCGATGGCGCAACTGGTCCGGCAAGCCGAAGCCGCCAAGACCAGCTTTAACCTGCTGGATCAAGAGCGGCTAGACCGGCTGCAAGCCGCGATTGATGATGTGAATGACAAACTCCGCCAGATGCAGTACGAGACCGAGGACGCCCGCGCGCGCCTCGCTGAAATGAACGCGGAACTCCTTGAAGCCCAGGGCCTGGACGCCAAAGCGGAACTGCTGCGCCAGCAGCTCGATTACCAGCAACAACTGGCCGACATCGAAGCGCAACGGCAAGAAGCTGAGCTATCCGGCAATCGCGAACTGCTCGCTATCTTGGCCAAGCAGCAGCAGGTGTTGGAGCAAATCAACCGCACCAAAATTGCAAACATCGAAGCCGAAGCCGACGCCGCCGAACAAGCCCAGAGCCGCAGCAACACGACGACCCCCACCAACACCGGCAACGTCACCCCGATCAACCGCGCCGGGGGTGGCAAGACCTTCAACCTCGTCCTGCACGGCGTGCGCGGCCAGACGCTGAACGCCACCACCGATACTAACCCTCTGGCCTTCCTTGATGAATTGGAAGCCGCGCAACGGGTGACCTAACGCCATGCCCATCCAAGAACAGAACATTGTCTTCGTAAAGTCGCAAGTCATGGACGACGTGCCCGAAGGGGGCGGCGCAGCCACGGGGGCTGTCATCCCGGACGGGGTGATGAACAATGTCTTCGATGACATCAGCGACCTCGACCGGGCAATGGGGCGATTCAATCTGCGAAAAATATTCCTGGCCGTGCGGACCCTCAGCACCGACCTGTACGGCGGGGCGAAAATCGTGGTCACGCTACTGCCGACCGATCCCGCCCTGGCTTATACCCTGTTCACCACCAACGACCCGTTCGACACCCGCGCCACAGCCGTCGCCCGCGTGGAAGCGTACTTGTATAAAGGCCCGATGTGGCACGGCGCGCTGAACGAAAATCACATCCTCGGAATGCGCGCTATTAGCCTAATCCAAAACGTCAACACCGAACTGCCGCCGGTCGGCAAAACTTTGTGTCTGTCCGAAGATGAAGGACTGTCCGGGCAAAAAGAACAGTATGTCCGGGTCATTAAGGTCGAAGCGGTGGAAACCACCTTCGAAGACGACAAAGGCACCTACACCCGTTGGATCGTGCGCTGCGACCTGTCCGACGCCCTGCGCTTCGACTTCGACGGCCATACCGTCAACCGCACCAACACCTACAATTACACCGGCAAGACCCGCATCCGCGATACAACTGTCGCTGACGCAACGCGCTATTTCGGCAGTCAAAGAGTCGCCGAAGATGCGCATATCGGCGACCT